CGTCGGCAGCGTCAGATGTGTATAAGAGACAGTGCCGACGGAATCCGTCGCCGTCTGCACGTAGCTCATCAGCTGCCGCTTGCGCCGGGAAAGCCTTGCGCGGCTGATGATAAACATGATGAGCGTAACGAACAGCGCGCCGCCCGCAAGGATATACTGCCCGACCGCGGCGGCCGCGGCGGTAAACAGCAGCATGGCCGCAAAGTACCAGCCCGTATTCGGATAAAGCAGACGTCCGACCGGCTTTTTCATAGACCGCCGCCTCCTGTCTTTGTATAATCAAGTTTACTATATCAAATTTTGCCGAAGGAATCAATTATAATCTATCATTCATTTGCTTAATTCATTTATGATATGGATAAAAGACGTGCCCTGTAAAATGAATTGCAAGAAAAGGTTTTAAGCCTTTCTTGCAATTCATTTTTTATGCGCAGAAATGTGAGACAGGAGGTGCAGAGCATGGAAAGCAAGGCAAATGTCCGGCGCGGCGCGAAGGATTTGCAGCTGTTTGAGCGCAAGCGCATTGAGCAGATGCACAGCGCAGGGCACAGCGCAGAAGAGATCGCCGTCGAGATCGGCGTGTGTTACGTCACGATCTACCGCGAGCTGAAGCGCGGCGACACAGGTGAGATGGACGAGCTGGGCCGGAGGGTCTACGATGCGGAGCTGGCACAGCGCAAGGCCGCCCTTGCCCGGCGGAACAAGGGTTCCAAGAATCCGGAGAACGACGGGAGGTGCAGGCGGCGTGGCAAGAACGAAGGCGGCGAGGCTCGCCAGGATTCCGGGCAACAGGTATGAGACGTGCATCGGATGCGGGCTGGATTGGAACGTAAGCCTCTTCGCCCCGAAGGGCTGGTACATCTGCCCGCAATGTGAGTATCGAATGAGAAAGGAACGACGGTATGAACAAGCTCAGGCGCAAGGATTTGAGAGAGATCACAGACCAGCTTGAAACGCTGCAGGAATTGCTCCAGGAACTGCAGGAACAGGAGGAAGAGTACCGGGACAATATGCCGGAGAACCTTCAGGGCAGCGAGAAATACGAGCGGGCCGACGAGGCCTGCAGCAATCTGTCGGACGCTTATGACAGTCTGCAGGACGCCATCGACAACATCACGGCAGCGATCGAAGGATAGGAGGAAGACATGGAAAGATACGCCATCATCATTAAGACCGACGGGGTCTGCGTTCTGCTGCACTGCTACCCCGGAGACTGCTTGAGTCTGGAAGAGATGCAGAAGATCGTAGAAGGACACATCGAGGCGGTGCCGACAGCGCTGGCACAGGGATGGAGCCAGGAACCCGGCGTCGGCCTCGCACTCATCGTCAACGAGGAAGGAAAGCTGCAGAACCTGCCAGTCAATCAGACGGCGACAGATCTGTCTGCTGCCTACAATGACGTCATCGTCGGGAACGCCATTCTCCTGGGGACGACGGACGAAGACTTCATCGGACTGACAGAGCGGGCTGCACAGAACATTATGAAGAAGTGGGAGCTTGGCGTATGCTGAACAACTGCATCATCATGGGGCGGCTGACAGCAGACCCAGAGCTGCGGCACACGAACTCCGGCGTCGCCTGCTGCAGCTTCACGCTGGCTGTAGAGCGGGACGGAAAGCCGAACGAGCAGACCGGCCAGCGAACTGCTGATTTTATCGACTGCACAGCCTGGCGGAACACGGCAGAGTTTATCTGCAAATGGTTCTCCAAAGGACGCATGGCCGTGGCTGCGGGCCGGATGCAGACCAGGACATGGAAAGACCGGCACGATCAGAGCCGAAAAAGCACAGAGCTTCAGGTTGAAAGTATGTATTTTGCGGACAGCCGGAAGGACGCAGCCGCAGACGTGCCGCTTGCGGACGACGATCTGCCGGGTGCATGGACAGAGTTGAGCGGCAGCGAGCCGCTGCCATTCCTATAAAGAGAGGACGAAGGAAGATGGAGCAGAAAATCATTGTGCTGCGCGAAAGAACGCGGCGAACACGGCACCGCAGCCGGAAGGATGTGCGGGCAAGACGGAGGATTTGCGGCGTGCTGGCGGCGCTTTGTTTTCTGCTTCTGCTGGGCGTCGTCGGTGGTATGGAGAACGGAACCATGGCGCTCGGCATCGGCACGGTGCGCGTGATGGGAACCGGCACGGCTGGCGTGCTGCTTACTTGGGCGGCGGGAGGATTCCGGTATGCAGCAAGGCCATAGACGCAGGTACTCCCGGAAGCGGCGGAGAAGAATCCGCCAGCTGCAGCTGCTGGTAGCGGCGTGTGTCCTGGTGACTGGCGTAGTGCTGGCCTGTACTGCGCGGAACCGCAGCAAGCAGGAAGCGAAAGAGGCGGCTGAAGCCGCAGCCGCGCAGCCGGTGACGCAGGAGCTGGAGCCGGACGAGCCGCCCGCTCAGAATCCGGAACCGGAAGAAGAACCGGAGCCGGAGCAGGACTGGGACGAAGAGGCCCGGTACATGGCGCAGGCGTGCTTCGGCGAGGGCTGGATTTGCCAGTCGAAGACGGAATGGGCCGCGATCTATTGGAACATCCTGAACCGCGTAGACAGCGATGACCCGTATTATCCGGACAACATCATCGGTGTCGTCACGCAGAGTGCACAGTATCACGGGTACGACCCGACGAACCCGGTGCTTCCGGTGCTTAAAGAACTGGCACTGGACGTCATCGACAGATGGCAGCGGGAAAAACAGGGCGAGACAGATGTGGGCCGTGTGCTGCCGCCGGAATATCTCTTCTTCGGCGGCGACGGAAAACACAACACATTCAGAACCGAGTGGGACGGCGGCGAATACTGGGACTGGAGCTGGCCGTCTCCATACGAAAGTTAGGGAGGAAAGACCATGATGTATCGGGTGCGCCGCGTGCAGATCGGAAACAGCGGCGAGATTGCGTGGGAGTCGAAGCGAGCGGAGATCATACCGTGGCCGATGGAGCTGACGGTCGGCGGGCTGTATGCGCTGCGAAGCGGCAGGCTGTACCGCGTGGAAGGGAGAGAAGATCATGGAGCAGAAGGTTGACCCGTATATGCGGGAGGCGCCATGGGTGTGCTGCCCGATGTGCGACGAAGAGGTCTGCGTGGGCAGGTTCAACTGCCCGGAGATCGCAGAGTGGTGCAGAGAAAAACGAGAGAAGGACGCGGCGGAAGGAGTTGTGCGGACGTGAAAGAGAATGTGCTGGAGCGAAACGCGCGGATGGGCACAGACCGCAAGATCGCTGATTTCCGCGTAAAGCAGCAGATGGATTATGCCTTCAAGATGAAATACGCGAGAATCCGTGCGTGGGAGTTCTACAACCACCCCGATGTCGCAGGGAACTGCTATGTCGCAGTCGGCGGCCTGGACTCCATCACGATGCTTTTATTCCTGCGCAGCATCGGAATTGATGTGCCTGCGGTTTCTGTCTCATCGCTGGAGGACAAGTCCATCCAGAGGGTGCATAAACAGCTTGGCGTGCAGCCGCTGAAGCCGCTAAAGAGCAAGGTCGAAGTGCTGCGGGAATATGGATGGCCGGTCATCTCAAAAGAGGTCGCTGGGAAAATCTCGCTGCTTCAGAATCCGAGCGAGAAAAACGCGACGGTTCGTCATGCAATCATCACTGGAGAAACTGGGGCCTATGGTGGATACCGGACGGGGACACGAATGAAGCTGGCGCAGAAGTGGCTGGAGCTGTTCGGCGGATACGAAAACGAGCGCGAGGACGTCAACTACATGACGCCGGACTTCCTTGTGTCGGATAAATGCTGCTACTACCTGAAGGAAAAGCCGTGCAATGACTATGCAAAGGAAACTGGGTGCTTTCCATACATGGGGCTGATGGCGTCTGAAGGTGGGCGCAGACAGAAGGCTTTGATGATGCACGGGTGCAACTACATATCAGCAGGTACAAAGCGCAGCTGCCCATTCGCAATTTTTTCAAGACAAGACCTGCTGCAGCTCGCGTTAGATTTGCAGGTGCCGGTTCCGGAAATTTACGGCGAGATCGCGCGAGACGCAGACGGAACGCTGCGGACAACGAAAGCGCAGAGAACTGGGTGCAGTATGTGCGGCTTTGGCATACACATGGAGAAACGTCCGCATCGGTTCGACCGGCTCTGGGAGCGGAACCCGAAAGAATGGGAAATGTGGATGAACCATGTCATGCAGGACGATCGCGGGAACTGGTACGGCTGGGGTCGCGTGCTGGATTATATCGGCGTCGAGTGGCGAGACCCGGAAGTGGCCCTGATAAATGCAGCAGAACAAATCACGATGGACGACGCGATCAGATACCTAGCCGCCAAAGCGGCGGAATAATTACAAGAAGGAGGGAACGTATGAGGATCACAACAGACAGGCAGCGTGGGTGTGCGCGGAACTGCGCGAGCACCTAAAAGAATTTGAAGACAAGGAGGATACACGAATGAAGAAGCTATTCATATCGCAGCCCATGCAGGGCAAGAGCAAGGAGGAAATCCTTGCGGAGCGGAAGGTCGCGATCTGCCAGGCAAAAGAGGCCGTCGGAGACGAAGTCGAGATCATCGACAGTTACTTCGAAAACGCCCCGGCGTGCAACCGGACGCTCTGGTTCCTGGGCGAAAGCCTGAAGCTGCTTGCAACAGCGGATATTGCATATTTTGCAGCGGGCTGGGAAGGCGCACGCGGCTGCAAGATCGAGCACACCTGCGCAGAGGAATACGGCGTCCGCATCATTGAGACACCGGGAATGTGAAGGAGGGATACGCTATGAGCGACATTAAGATTACCAAGGAGAGAATTGACGCGCTTCTCGGCGAAGCGGACATCCGGACACTGACGCTGTTCGGGAAATGCACGGTGGTAACGGCGAAGCTGAAGAACGGGTTCGTTCTGACGGCCGACAGCGCGTGCGTTGACCCGGCAAACTACGACAAGCGTATGGGTGAGCGCATCTGCCTGGAGCATATCGCAAACAAGCTCTGGGAGTTGGAAGGATACCGGCTGCAGTGGGACGTCTTCAACAAGGCGAACCGCAAAGGCACAGCGCCGGGCCTGGACGACGAAGCACTCGATGAGATGCGCACGCTCTGCAACAGGGCGCTGCGGGCCTGGGGCGCGGAGATGCAGAGCGTCGTGGCGGCAGAGGAACTTTCTGAGCTGCAGAAAGAGCTTTGCAAAAGCGTGCGCGGAGAGGACAACGCGGATGCCATCGCCGAAGAGATCGCAGACGTGCAGATCATGCTGGAGCAGATGATGCTGCTGCATGACTGCCGGGATGCCGTGGACGAGTGGCGCAGACGGAAACTGGAACGTCTGGAGCAGCGGCTGCCGAAGACCGCAGACCGGAGCCAATGCAACCACGCATGGGTTCTGGAGCGGACGGACGGCTGCGTGCGGCATTACTACTGCGAAAAATGCGGAGCACACCACAAGCAGGTCGTACCGCAGCAGGCTGCGCCGCAGAAGGACGACACGGAGTGGAAGTGACGGTATGAAGGCTATGACGGCAGAGCGCTGCAGCGGCATCAAGAGCGGGTACTGGAGCGCGGAGAAGAAAGAAGACCTCGTGCAGCAGCTGGGGCTGTATGAGCATCAGGTTCTAAGCCCGGCAAAGATCGAACAGTTTCAGAAGCTGCGCACACGTCTGAAGGGCGCCAGGGAGATCGTAGAGCTGGCAAACGAATGTGGGCGGCAGGTCTGCGACGAGGCCCGACACTTCGCCTGCCCGTTCGGAGACGAGAGCATGGAGAACTGCGCCCTGCGGCTGGAAGCAAAGTACGACGAGACCATCGGACTGCTGCTCGATTTGGCAGAGATGATGGGCTGACGGACAGATTCAGGAGGAAAAGATATGTTTGACATCACAAAAAGAACGACGATCACGACGGACTGGGCGCAGCTGAAGACCGTGCAGGAGCAGATGAACCTGGCGGAAATCATGCTGGAGGTCGGCAGCGAGTTCCCGGTCTCTCTTGAAGCGGACGCAGACAATGAGAATGATGTGTTTGAGCAGCTGACGGCGCAGGTGGTGCACGTCACGAAGGAAGGCCGCGTGATGGTCGTAGTGAAGGACTGCATGGGGCAGATGCACGCAATGAACGACTACGCGACGAACGAGGGCGGCTGGAAGGACAGCGCGATGCGCAAGTGGCTGAACGAAGATATACTTCCTCGACTGCCGAAAGAGCTGCAGGCGATGATCGTGCCGCGTACCATCCGGCAGATGATCGACGGCAAAGAAGTGCAGACGCAGGACAAGCTGTGGCTGCCGTCGTTTACGGAAATGTTCGGCGCAGACGCGGCGGCTGAGTGGGCGCCCGGCGATCTGGGAGACGAACAGTTTGAACTGTTTGACTCGGAACGCAGCCGCGTGAAGGAAGTTCCGGGAAGAGGAACATGGTGGTACTGGCTCCGCTCGCCGAATGCCAGCTCCTCCACGCGTTTCTGCCTGGTCATCGGCAACGGCGACGCGAACGGTTACTACGCCAGCGCTGCCTTTGGCGTGGCCTTCGGCTTCTGCCTTTAATCCGGAATCTACCTATGATCTGCACGCCTGTGCGCGTGCAGATCGGCGCAGAAAGGAGCGCACGATGCAGAAACAGGCTCAGAACTATCGCTGGCGCGTGACGCACAAGGCGTATGGAACGGTCGAGGTAGAGGGCGTCGACCGGCTGCGGGCCATCATTGCGGCGGCCATGACATGGAAGCAGCGATGGACGCTCATTGCCAGAGCGTGCGAGACAGAAAAGCTGGGGCCAGCGTGACGAGGAAGCAGGGATGCAGCAGCTGCGCATGGGCCTTCCGCGAAGAGCAGCCGGGCGGCATGACGGCGCTTCGCTGCGGGTACCGAGCAGGCGCAGCGGAGCAAACACCTCCGAGGTCGGACGGAATCCGGATGCTGCAGCCAAGTACCTGTTATGGAAGAATTACCCAGCTATTTCCGACGCGAATGGACGGCTGCGCAGACGGAAGGCCGCCAGCCTGGTGCCGAGGATACTTCATTCAGAAAGAACATTAGCCGAAACAGGGCGCAGCTGCGCCCTGTCTGCCGGGGACAGCCTCCCGGCACTGACGATGGCAGGCTGGCCATATACATTATATATTCGCGCGTACGCGCGAATTAAGGCTTGTAAGCAATCTTAACTTAGCGACCATTCTCTGAAGGAGGACACAGGGCCATGTATCAGGGGCGCACCTTCATCCGCGAAAGCGTATATGTCTGCGGCAATTACATGGACGCGGACATATATCCGGTGTTTCAGAAACCAGGCCGCAGACGCAGCCGCTGCAAGCCGACGAGCGAGATTCAAAGAAGACTCAACCAGAAGAACGCAGAGAAGAGACTCACGCGCCTGGTACATACGAACTTCACGGAAGACGACATCGCTCTGCATCTCACCTACCGGCCGGGAGAAGAACCGGAGACGAAAGAGGGCGCCCAGCGCGATCTGCAGAATTACATCCGCCGTCTGAAGCGGCGGTACACCAAGCTCGGCAAGGAGTTCAAGTATATCAGCTGCACGGAATACGGAAAGAAGACAAACCGCATCCACCACCATCTCATCATCAGCGGCGGACTCGACCGCGACGAGATCGAGAAGCTGTGGGGACGCGGCTATGCAAACAGCATCCGCCTGCAGTTCGGGCCGGATGGCGTAACGGGCCTTGCGCACTACATTGCGAAGGACAAACTGTTCTTCCGCCACTGGAACCAAAGCCGGAACCTGATACAGCCGGAGCCTGCACAATACGACGGGAAGATCACGATGGACGAGGTGGGAAGCCTGGTAGATGCCATCGAGGAAAAGAACGCATGGGTGCAGCTGGAGCAGCGGTATCCGGAATATCAGCTGACATCCATCAGCTATGTCCGCAACGCCGTCAACAAGGGCGTTTATATTCACTTCGAGATGAGACGGAGGTGGGGACGATAGGCATACGGCTGGAAGACCTGCCGCTGCGTGCGCAGCAGCAGGCACTCGCTCAGCTCAAAACAGCGCAGATACAGAAGGCCAGGAAGTACCGGAACGAGCCGGAGATGGCAGAGGGCATCCGCTTTGACAGCAAGAAGGAGGCCGGAAGGTTTCGGGAACTGCAAGCCATGCTGCAGGCAGGACTCATCCGCGAGCTGCGGCTGCAGCAGGACTTCACGCTGCAGGAAGCATACACCACGCCGGACGGAAGACGCATCCGCGCCATCCGGTACTGCGCGGACTTCTGCTATGAGCGGAAGACGCAGACCGGCTGGGAGAAGATCGTCGAGGACGTGAAGAGCCGGGCGACGCGGACACAGAAGTATATCATCAAGCGGAAGATGATGCAGGACAGATACGGAATCGAGATCAAGGAGATATGAACATGAAGATCGGAGACATCGTACAGAGAATCCAGGAGACATTCGGGGAGACGGAGATCGTCCAAGCAAAAGACAGAAAGCAGCCGAAGAAGGAGCGCAAGCCATTCACGGGGACGGTGACGTACATCCACCCACTGAGGAGATACCACGTCGTCAGCTTCCGGGTGCGCGGCGGCGTCATCCGCGAGAGCTTCGCAGGCGCATGAGACAGACGACGGCGTAAGAGAAAGGGCGTGAGGGAATGTTCCGTTTCAAATCTGGCGTGAAGGTAGACTACAACCGGCAGGGGTATATCTATTTCACCTCACGCCTTTACAAAGACCTGCCGGAAGAAGACCAGCGGGTCATCCTCAACCTGTGCCTGGAACATGGCGGGGAGAGCTACCAGGCGCTGTTTGAGTTCGTGACAACAGACGCGACGGCGACGGCGGTGTGCATGAAGCACTGCCTGAGCAAGTCCACACTGCACCGAATGGTGCGAAGGTACTACGAGGATTTCCCCAAAAAGCTATAATTCGGGCAACGAAAAGCGGGACTGCAGGCGTGCAGCCCTGCTTTTTGTGCAAGGTGCCGAAAAAGTTGACACTTCGTGACGTGACTTTTCCAGTATCATGGCATCGTGACGGGGCATGCACTCGATATTGCAGCAAGACCCTGCGGGAGGGCGCCGCGCATTAGGCGGGATTTGAGCGGTGCGGAGAGCATATTTGAATTTTTCCCCACGACAAGCGCACGCATACGGGCGCACACGCGCGGGAACCTTAGAGCGCCGGGACGGGAGGTGGCGCAGATGGCGGCAGGAAGGCCCAAAAAATACACCAAAAAGAAGCTGCGGGAGGAAACGGAACGGTATTTCCGCAGCATTTCGCGCACGATTCCGGCCAGAGACGACACGGGCAGCATCATCCGGAACGACGACGGTGATGAGATTCAGCTTTTGCAGTACGTTGTGCCGCCGTCGATTGCCGGACTGTGCCTGCAGCTGGGCATTGACCGCAGCACCTGGCAGAACTACGCAGACCCGACGCTGCATCCGGAGCTGGCAGACGTGGCAGCCGAAGCCAGAGCGCGGATTGAAGCGTATCTGGAGCAGGAGCTTTTGACGCGGGAGAAGGGACTGCAGGGCATCATCTTCAATCTGCAGAACAACTACGGCTGGCGGCAGAAGCAGGAAGTTGAGCTGGGCGAAAAGACGCGCAGCTCGATGGGGGCCGGTGAGATGCGCATTGCAGACAAGCTGGCGCTGCTGGCCGAGGAACGCGACGCGCTGCTTATGACGGAGCGAGAAGACGATGGCGAAGAAGCAGACGCAGAAGGAACTTGACCTGAAGGTCGAATGTGCGCTGTGGTTCCGGAATCTCCGGGAGACGAACAACCGCACGTTCCTGCCGCTGTTCTGGGACGAGCACAGATACCTGGTTCTGAAGGGCGGAGGCGGTTCCGGAAAGTCGATCTTCGCGGGACGAAAGATTCTGGAGCGGGCCATCACGGAGCCGGGGCACCGGTTTCTGGTTTGCCGGAAGGTCGCCAGGACGCTGCGGGAGAGCTGCTTCAAGCAGCTTTTGGGACAGCTGGCGGAGTTCTATCCGGACAGCGGATACAAGCCGAACAAGTCTGACCTTGCCATTTCATTCCGCAACGGCAGCGAGATCATCTTCGCAGGTCTGGACGACGTCGAGAAGCTGAAGTCGATCTACAACATCACGGGCATCTGGATTGAAGAAGCGAGCGAACTGCTGGAGGGAGATTTCAACCAGCTGGACATCCGACTGCGCGGCCGGACGCGGGAGTATCAGCAGATCATCCTCACCTTCAACCCGATCAGCATCAAGCACTGGCTGAAGAAACGGTTCTTCGACCGGAAAGACCCACGGGCACGGGTGCATGAGTCCACCTACAAGGATAACCGCTTTCTGGACGACGCGGCCATCCGGACATTGGAGAGCTTTCAGGAGACGGACGAGTATTACTACCAGGTCTACTGCCTGGGAATGTGGGGCGTGACCGGCAAGACGGTCTTCGACGGCAAGGCTGTGGCGGCAAGGCTGCAGGCCATCCGGCCGCCGAAGCGCACGGGCATTTTTGAATTTGACGACGACGGCGTGAAGCTGTCTTCGATCAACTGGACGGACGACAAGACCGGCTGCATCCGCATCTACCGCGAGCCGGAGCCGGGCGTGCCGTATGTCATCGGCGGAGACACCGCCGGAGAGGGCAGCGACAGCTTCGTGGCGCAGGTACTGGACAACAGAACCGGCGTGCAGGTGGCGCAGCTTCGCGGGAAATTCGACGAGGACGTCTTCGCCCGGCAGGTCTACTGCCTGGGCCTGCACTACAACACGGCGCTCATCGGCCTGGAGACGAACTTTTCCACCTACCCCGTCATGGAACTGGAGCGGCTGCGGTATCCGCGCCAGTATGTGCGGGAGACCATCGACGACTACACGCACAAAGTCCGGCAGTCGTTCGGATTTCTTACGAACACGAAGACGCGGCCGGTCATCCTCGCTGAACTCATCAAGGCTGTGCGGGACGACATCGAGATCGTGAACGACGAGACGACGCTGGAAGAGATGCTGTCGTTCGTGCGAAACCCGGAGACCCTGAAGCCGGAAGCGGAGCCAGGCGCACACGATGACTGCGTGCTGTCGCTGGCCATTGCGCACCACATCCGGCCGCAGCAAAGCTACCTGCTGCAGGAGCCGAGGGCGCAGGGCGTGAAGTGGTCACGCAGCCAGTGGGAGGACTACGAAAACGCATCACCTGCGGAGCGGGAGATGCTGAAGAAGAAATGGGGAACCCCGGCTACCTGACAGGCAGCCGACGACATAGGAGTGAAGATCATGGCGAAACGAGCGAACAACGACAAGCTCCGGCTCTGGCAGGACAGGCTCTCTCGAAACGAAAGCGCTTATGAATCCGAGGCAAGCCGGATGGACGAGCGGGAGGCACTGTATGCAGGCGTCAATCAGCTGCGGGCCATCGTCCGGGGCGAGAGGAAAACGCAGACACCGCACGTCCGGAACATCTGCGCGGAGCTGATCGAAGCGCAGACGGACAGCAACATTCCGCAGCCGAAGGTCACGGCCCGGCGGAAGAAGGACGAGATGAAGGCCAAGCTCATCGAAGATATGCTCCGCAACGAGCTGGACAGGATGCCGTTTGAACAGCTGAACGACATGATGGAACGCACGGTGCCCATCCAGGGCGGCGCTGCGTTTTTGGTCGAGTGGGACAACACACAGCGGACGCACTTCACGATCGGAGAGCTGGCCGTGTCCACGCTGCACCCGAAGCAGATCGTGCCGCAGGACGGTGTCTACACAGGCGTGGAGGACATGGACTATATCATCCTCAAAATTCCGCAGACGAAGGAGTACATCCGCCGGAAATACGGCGTGAGTGTGGCAGACGAGTCGGAGCGCGAGCCGGACGTCAAGGGCACGGACGACACGTCCACGGCGGATGATCTGGTCACGCAGTACATCGCCTATTACCGCAACGACAAGGGCGGCATCGGCCTTTACAGCTGGGTGAACGATACGGAGCTGGAAGACCTGGACGACTACCAGGCGCGGAAGCTCCGCCGGTGCGTCCAGTGCGGCGCAATTGAGCCGCTGGCAGCAGAACCGATGGATGAACCGAGCACAGACGGGACGCCGCCGCAGCCGATTTTGCAGCCGCAGACACCGGAAGCGGCCATTCAGGAAGCGGCGAACGAGCTGGAGCGGGAGACCAGACCGGCGGTACAGCGCGGCGGGCGCAAGGCCTGCCCGTACTGCGGCGGGACAAAGTGGGCAGAGTCCACCGAGGAATACGAGGAAGTCTACTTCCCAATTCAGCGCACAGACGGGAGCATCATTCCGGGCGTCGTTCCGAAAGAAATGGCCAGCGAGACACAGACAGACGAGCTGGGCCTGCCGGTCGTCACGATCACGGAAGAGCCGACACGCATCCCGTTCTACAAGCCGGACATCTTCCCCGTCATTCTGCAGAAGAACGTGAGCATGTACGGCCGGTTCCTGGGCGACAGCGACATCGACAAGATTGCAGACCAGCAGAACACCACCAACCGTGTCGAGGCCAAGATCATCGACAAGCTGCTCAAATCCGGAAGCTATATCACGCTGCCGGACGAGGCCAGCATCCGCGTGGACGCGGACGACATGAAGGTCATCCGGCCGGGCAACGCTGCGACGAAGGCGCTCATCGACGTCTACGATTTGCAGGGCAACGTGCAGCAAGACCTCACCTATCTGGCACAGGTCTACGAAGAGGCGCGGCAGGTCATCGGCATTACGGATTCCTTCCAGGGCCGCACAGACCACACCGCCACGAGCGGCAAGGCCAAGGAGTTCGCAGCGGCGCAGTCGGCCGGGCGCCTGGAATCCAAGCGCGTGATGAAGGACGCGGCATACGCTGCGCTCTTCGAAGCGATGTTCAAGTTCAAGCTGGCGTACACAGACGAGCCACGGCCAGTCGTGTCGTCGGACATCCACGGAAACGCGCAGTATGAGACCTTCAACCGATACGATTTTCTGGAGCAGGACGACGCCGGGGAATGGTGCTGGAACGATCAGTTCCTCTTCTCGTGCGACACATCCGCGCCGCTGGCGTCGAACCGCGAGGCCATGTGGCAGGAAACACGCATGAACCTGCAGACCGGCGCCTTCGGAGACCCGGCGCAGCTGCCGACACTCATCCTGTTCTGGACGAAGATGGAGATGCTGCACTATCCGGGTGCCAGCGAGACGCGCGGGTATCTCGAAGAAGAGCTGAAGAAGCAGCAGGCACAGCAGCAGATGGCCATGCAGATTCAGATGGCCCAACAGCAGGCAGCCGTGCAGGCCCAACAGGCGCAGCAGCTATCCGGTATCGACGAGCAGACGGCACAGGCCGTCGTGCAGCGGGCCAGACAGGACGCAGCACGGGACTCTGCCGCAGCGAGACAGCAGCCCCAGGGGACAGCCCCTGTTTGATTCTTTTGATCGTTTCTTTTATCCGGGTATCGCCCGGCCTCCTGAAGCGGCAGGCTGCGCGGGATTGGGGCACCCGCGCAGCTGGCCGTGACGCAGGAGCATCCAAAAAGAAAGGAGGACGAACACATGGCAGACAACAAGAGACCCGGCTACGCTGGCAGCATCCAGAACACCGGCGCACAGAAGGTCAACGCGCCTTTCTCGCAGAACGTGAAGAAGGGCAACGGCCAGGTGAAGACCGGCAACGATCTTCGCACCGGCAGTTCTGGCAGCGGCAAGAGCGGCAAGTGATGCCGCTCACCGCCAGCCCCGACACTTCGCAGCAATAGCGTAAAAATGCAAGGCCCGCAGACAATGGGCACCGGAGGGACACATGAACGAGATCGACTACGGCGCACTGTTTGGCATCGACGAAGGCGGAAAAGAGCAGGAAGCCGCCGACCCTGCACAGTCGCAGGAAGAACAGGCGCAAGGCGAAGAAGTGCAGGAGATCGCCGACCCTGCCGAAGAAGACCAGGACAATACACAGCAGACAACCGGCGCAGACGACAAGGCGTCTGAAGAAGACGCAGGCGGCGAGCAGCCGGAAGGCAATACAGAAACGGGCAGCGAAGGTGCGCAGGATGCGAATGTCCGCAACGCACAGTTTGCAGCGGCACGCCGGAAGGCGGAAGCAGAGCGGGATGCGGCGATTGCAAAGGCCAGAGAGGACGCCAGAGCAGAGGCGCAGCGGTTCATTGACGAGGCGTTTGCAAGCAGCGGCATGACAAACCCGTACACCAAGAAGCCCATCACCTCGAAGGCGGAGTACGAAGAGTACCGGGAGCGCTTCGAGGAAGAGAAGAAGTCTCACCTGCTCCGAAAGAGCGGGATGAGCGACGAAGAGTTCAATCAATTTGTGCAGAATCTGCCGGAGGTGCGCGAAGCGCGGGAGGCGAAGCTGGCGGCGGAGAAGGCCAGACAGGACGCCCAGGAGGCGCAGGCCAAGGTGCAGGTGGATGAGCAGCTGAAGAAGATCAGCGAGCTTGACCCGAACATCCGCGAGCTGCAAGACCTGGCGAAGATGCCGAGCTATCCGCAGTTCTATGAGCTGGTGAAGAAGGGCAACAGTCTGCTCGACGCTTTTAAGCTGGCGAACTTCGAGACGCTTTCACAGGGCACAGCGGCAAGGGCACGGCAGGCGGCCATCAATGCCGCACAGTCGAAGCAGCATTTGGCGCAGACACAGACGCGGGGAAAGGGCGCCGTGACGGTTCCTTCGGACGTGAAGGAGCTGTACCGCACCATGAACCCAGGCGTTACCGATGCGGAGATTCAGGCACACTACAGCCGGACACACAAGGGCTGAGAAAGGAGCATTTCACATGAGTTTCAAAATTCACAGCATCGATGACAACCGGATTTCGGGCATCGAGTATCTGCCGTGCGGCGCCATTACGCCGAAGGTCGGCATGGCACTTGTCCAGTCGGGCGGCAATCTCGCACTGGCAACCGGCACGAACGCGCCGACGTACATCTCCATGTGCGAGAAGGACAGCCCGTGCACGGCGGGCGACATCATCCCCGTGATTCGGGTAAACAAGGACATGATCTTCGAGACCACGTTTGCGGCGGCAGCTACCAGCGTAAAGCTGGGCAGCAAGGTCACGCTGCACACGGACGGTCTGCAGGTCACGGGCACGACCGCGAGCGGCGTGGCCGAGGTCGTCTATATGGACGGCACGGCGGCGGGCGATATGTGCCGCGTCCGCTTCTGATACCAGGAAAGGAGACATAAGCAATGGCTAACATTACCTTTACCGAAGGCTCCGGCCTTCAGGACAGCATTTTCGGCAAGAGCCAGGAACCGATCAAGATGTTCCTGGAGAAGCGCGGCGAGGCCTTCGAGCAGGCCAGCATGCTGCCGGAGCTGTTCAACATCTCCCCCAGCAACCACTGGGGCGAGAAGTTCACGACCATGACCGCGATGGAGGGCTTCCAGCCGGTCGGCGAGAACGGCGACTATCCCGTGGATGGTATGCAGGAAGGCTTCAGCAAGTTCCTGGAGCACATGACCTGGAAGAACAGCTTCTCGCTGTCGCGCGAGATCGTGGAAGACGGCAAGCTGATGGACCTCAAGAAGCAGCCTGCGGGCTTCATCACGTCGTATTACCGCACGCGCGAGAAGTTCGGCGCGGCGCTGCTCGGCGCGGCCATCACCGGCGCAACGAGCACGAAGTTCTACGGCAAGACCTTCTCTACGCTGGGCGCGGACGGCAAGTGCCTGTTTGCCAAGGAGCATCCGTCGGCACTGGGCAAGAAGAAGCAGTCGAACCTCTTTGCCGACGGCTTCTCCAGCGACGCGCTGGCTGCAGCGGAGTCTGCCATGCAGGACTTCCGGGGCGACAACGAGGAAGTCCTGGACGTGGCGCCGACGACCATCCTCATCCCGAACGAGTACACGCTCAAGCGGGATGTCTTCGCCGCGATCGGCGCAGACAAAGACCCGAACACCGCCAACAACGGCTTCAACTTCAACTTTGGCCGCTGGAATGTCATCGTCTGGCCGTACCTCAACCAGTTTATCACCGCAGGCACGAAGCCGTGGGTGCTGCTGGACAGCAAGTACAACGAGGAATACGGCGGCGCCGTGTGGCTTGACCGAGTGGCGCTGGAGGTTCGCAGCGAGCTGGCAGGCAACGACGCCAACGTCTGGAAGGGCTATGCGCGTTTCATCGCGGGCTTCAACGACTGGCGGGCGTTCTGCGTCGGCGGCGTGACCGGCGGCACGCAGCTTGTCGGCGGCTGACAGGAGGGCTTCAGGATGGGAAAGTACACAAGGTTCACAAACCTGGAAGTGACCGATGAACTGAAACTCGGCAGCATGAAGGCGTCCACGTCCAAGGTAACGGCCGCAGATGCGGCCGCCGCCGCAGGCTCGGCACCGACGAAGGCGGAGTTTGACGCCGTCGTCACGCTGGCAAACGAGCTGAAGGCGAAATATAACGCGCTGGCCACAAAGCTGAGCGCGACAACCTGACACACAGAACCGGGACGGCGGCGCTTGCCGTCGCCCCGGCTTTGCATTTTTCGAGGAAGGAGGTGCCGGGCATGGCAACCTTGAAGAGCGTCATCGACATGGTGGACGAGATCAAGCCGAACGCCTTCTCCAACGAGGCAAAGACGCAGTGGCTCAACGAGTGCGAGGGGCTGGTGCAGACGGAGGTTCTGCTCTTCGCAAGCGAAGAGATCATCACCTACCACTATGACGCAGATAAGGACAAGGAGCTGCTGGCGCAGCCGCCGCACGACAAAATCTACTGGGCTTATTTGACGGCCATGATCGACTTTGCAAACGGCGAGTACAACAAGTACCAGAATACGATGCAGGTATTCAACAGCTTTTTCAGCGAGTTCATGCGCTGGTTCGCGCTCAACTACCATCCGGCAGACACCCACATGGAGGTGTATGTATGAGCTACACGAAGATCGGAACCGAGTGGCGCGGGTATTACATCACGGCTTATGGCATCGCCGTGAAGCACGGCTTCATCGGAACCGAAGAAGAGTGGCTGGCCAGCCTGAAAGGCGACGGCGGCGAACCGGTCGTCATCCGCTACAGCGAGACCGACGGGCAGCTGCAGTGGAAGTATGAAAACGAAGACGACAGCGCGTGGCGTGAGATTCTGACGCTTGCAGATTTGCAGGGAGACCTGGTCTCTGCGACGATCTCACAGGCGCAGGCGGCCAAGACAGCGGCAGAAGCGGCGAAGACAGCCGCGCAGTCGGCAGCATCGAGCGCTCAGACCGACGCAAGCACTGCGCAGACGGCAGCAGCAACCGCCAGCACGAAGGCGGCAGCGGCAGCTGCTTCCGAGCAGACAGCTTCCGGGGCAGCCGACACGGCGCAGGAGGCCGCCACAAAGGCGGAGAACGCGCAGAAGGCCACGACAACGAACGCCACGCAGGCGGCGCAGTCGGCCACGGATGCCCGCACGGCGAAGGCAGGCGCAGAGTCGGCGGCCAGCAATGCGGCAGAGTCTGAGGCGGCAGCAAAGATGGCGGAGACGAACGCCAAGAAAAGCGAGGCATCCGTCGCGGCAGACAGCGCGGCAGCGACAAAAGCGGCTGGAGATGCGGCAACCGCGCAGACGGCTGCGGAAGCGGCAAGAGATGAGGCGGTCGGCAGCAAGACGGCAGCAGCTGCATCCGCTGCAAGCGCAGGCCAGGACAAGCAGGCGGCGCAGGCAGCCAAGGCTGCAGCAGAGACTGCGAAGACGGACGCCCAGGCGGCGGCCACGGACGCGCAGGAAAGCGCGGAGCTTGCGCAGAGCAGCGCACAGGGCGTGGAGGCAAACGCAAAAGCAGCTGAGAGCTGGGCCGTGGGCGGAACAGGAACACGCGAGGGCGAGAACACCAACAACGCGAAGTATTGGTGCGACAGTGCGCAGGCCATCGCGGGCGGCGGCGTGACGAGCTTCAACGGACGAGGCGGCGCAGTTGTTCCGAAGGCAGGAGACTATACCGCAGAGATGGTAGGCGCAGACGCAGCGGGAACCGCCGAGACCAAGGCGGGCGCCGTGCAGGGAAACCTGGACGACCACGAGGCTGATACCACGAAGCACGTCACGGCAGCGGAGCGCACCAAGTGGAACGGCAAGCAGGACAAACTGACCTTCGACGCAGCCCCGACAGCGAACAGCACGAACCCTGTGACCAGCGGCGGCGTGAAGGCAGAGCTTGACAAGAAGGCCAACGCTACAAGCCTGGGCGCACATACCGGGAACACGGACAACCCGCACCAGGTAACGGCGGTGCAGGCAGGCGCAGACCCGGCAGGAACCGGCAAGTCGGAAGCGGCCAGCGCGGTGTCGGCACACAACAGCTCCAGCGCGGCGCACAGCGACATCCGAACCGCACTTGCAGGGAAAGAAACGGCAGGCGCTGCGGCAACTGTGCAGGGCAACCTCGACGACCACGAGGCCGATACCACGAAGCACGTCACAGCAGCGGAGCGGACGGCCTGGAACGCAAAGAGCGGGAAAGCTGTTTCCTTCACGGTGACGCTGGCGGCTGCCAGCTGGAGTAGCAAAGCGCAGACGGTGAGCAACGCGAACATCCTGACGGGCGCGTATGCGTATGTGGTGACGCCTGCACCGGCCAGCTTCGGCGCGTACAGCGAGGCGATCATCTACGCGGACAATGTGACGCAGGCAGGCAAGATGACCTTCCACTGCAGCCAGACGCCGACGGCGGCATTGACGGTGAACATCACGAGAATTGAGGTGGGAACATGAACGGATTAGTCTTCAACATGGTAGGCGGCGGAGGCGGCGGGGTGAAGCTGGTGTCGATCGCCATTACAACGCCGCCAGCAAAAACGACCTACGTCTCCGGCGAAACCTTCAGCCCGGCAGGGATGATCGTCACGGCGACATATTCCAACGGCGCCACGCTCAAGGCGACGGGATACAGCTTCAGCCCGGACACGGCACTGACGGACGGCACGACGAGCGTCACCATCGAGTACACGGAAGGCGGCGTGACGAAGACGGCGGAGCAGGCCATTACGGTGGTGCACCGGCTGACGAAGATCGAGATCACGGCGCAGCCGACGAAGAAGGTCTATGAGTACGGCGACAGCTTCCAGAGCGCGGGCATGGTGGTGAAGGCCACCTACTCCGACGGCGCCACGGCCAATGTGACCGGCTACAGCTGCAGCCCGACGGTACTGAGCACGGTCGGCACGCAGACAATCACGGTGAGCTATACGGAAAACGGCGTAACGAAGACGGCGACGACGAGCGTGACGGTGAACCGGAAGACGATCTCTGCGGTGCCGAGCCAGAGCGGGACGCTGACCTACAACGGCGGCAGCCAGTCCCCCACATGGAACAACTACAGCACGACACAGCTGACCATCGGCGGCACGACATCCGGCACGAACGCGGGAAGCTACACGGCAACCTTCACGCCGAAGAGCAACTACCGCTGGAGCGACGGAAGCACCACGCCGAAGAGCGTGAGTTGGAGTATCGGGAAGGCAGCGGGGAGCCTCTCCATCTCCCCCGCCAGCATGACGCTGGATACCACGACGAAGAGCAAGACCATCACGGTGACGCGCAGCGGCAACGGCACGATCAGCGCCGTGAGCAGCAACACAGCGGCGGCGACGGTGAGCGTATCGGGCAATACGGTGACGGTGACGGGCAAGGCCAACGGCAGCGCAAAGATCACCATCAGTGTGGCAGCAGGAACAAACTATACTGCGCCAGCGAGCAAGACCTGCGCGGTGACGGTGAGCTTCCTGAAGGACAACTTCGCGGACAACGACTGGGCTTCCATCATCGCGGCGTGCCATTCGGGCAGCGTGCCGAGCACATGGGTGGTGGGCAACAGCAAGACGATGACCATCAACGGTGCGAGCTATCAGGTGGACATCATCGGCAAGAACCACGACACATACGCATCCGGCGGGAAGGCACCGCTGACCTTCCAGCTGCACGACTGCTACGGCGAGACCAAGAACATGAACAGCTCGAACACCAACAGCGGCGGCTGGAAGAACAGCGCAATGCGCACGACGCATCTGCCTGCGATTCTGGCGCTCATGCCTACGGAGGTACAGAACGGCATCCGCGAGGTGAGCAAGAAGGCATCCGTGGGCGGCGCAAGCTCGACGATCGAGACGGTATCGGACAAGCTGTTTTTGCTCAGCGAGGTCGAAATCTTCGGCTCGACCAGCTACTCGGCGGCAGGCGAAGGCACGCAGTACGATTACTATAAGGCGGGCAACAGCAAGGTCAAGAAGCGGAACGGCTCTGCAGCCTCCTGGTGGGAGCGCTCGCCGTATGCCAGCTACTCCACGGATTTCTGCCTGGTCTACAGCAGCGGCAGCGCGGGCAATTTCACCGCCAGCGATGCCAGTGGCGTGGCCTTCGGCTTCTGCTTTTAATCCAGAATCCGGAAAGCCGAGATTTCAAAACGAAGAAAGCTCTGCCTCCGGCCAGCAGCCTGTGCGCTGCGGGCAGGAGGCGGCAAGAAAGGACGAGACGGTATGTCGGTCTACAAATCCAAACGGAGCGAAAGCAGCATGCAGTTCGTGGACACGGCGAAGAAACTGGAAGCGTTCACGCTCAGCTGCTGCATGAAGGCACCGAAGCGGTACACGTTCTTCCTCACGTCGCGCATTATGCAGCTGGCCAGCGACGTGCACGAGCACGCGGCAGCGGCCAACAACATCTGGCCGACGAATCAGCACGAGGCGCAGATGCGCCGGGACGAGCTGACGCGGGCAAACATTGCGCTGCAGAATCTCGACCCGAAGCTGCAGCTACTATACGAGGCGGCCCGGCAGAACCCGGAAGGGTGCAAATGGATTGGGAAGGCCATGGAGCAGTGGGGTGCGATGATCGCGGAGGAAGCGAAGCTGCTGGCAGCTGTCCGGAAGAAAGACCGGCAGCGGTACAAGGATTTGCCGGACGGGCCTGCCGGAGTTTCGGAAGAATAGACAACATGGGTTAAGCTCTGTTTTTGTTGCCGTCGGCTCTGCAGCCAACTGGTGGGAGCGCTCGCCGAATGCCAGCAACTCCACGAATTTCTGCCTGGTCAACAGCAACGGCAACGCGAACAATAACAACGCCAGCAATGCCAATGGCGTGGCCTTCGGATTCTGCACAGCACGGTCTGACGCAGTAACCGCCGGAAGGCGGCGAAGCAGTACCTATGCAGAAGGAGAGCTTATTCCCGGCAAAAGCCAAAACAATCCGCCGGTGCAGACGGCTGGACGCTGCTTGCATGGCAGGCCGATGTGCGCGGGCCTGTTTCATAGCCGGACTGCCACGAGGGTAGAACGCGCACCCGACAATCATCCCTTACGGCGGGTGCCCGAACGGGCAAGGAGAAGAACCATACATGACAAGCGAAGAGCGAAAAGAGGGCCGGTATCAAAGACGCCGCGCCGGGCCAGGAGCGAAGCGTGCGGCAGCTTTGAGCAGGTATTCAGTTACGAGAACCTATACAAAGCGGGGCTGGCGTGCTGCAAGGGCGTGCGCTGGAAGTGCTCGACGCAGCGGTATCTGGCGAGTTTGTCTGAGAACACGGCCAGGACGCGGAAGGCGCTGATGGACGGAACGTGGAAGACGATGGGGTTCCATGAGTTTGACATCATGGAGCGCGGAAAGCTGCGGCACATCCGGAGCGTCCACATCTCAGAGCGCGTGGTGCAGCGGTGCTTATGTGACAATGCGCTGGTGCCGCTGTTCTCATCGGCCTTCATATACGACAACGCAGCGAGTCTGAAGGGCAAGGGAATTGACTTTGCCATGGACAGAATGAACCGACACCTGCAGCGGCATTACCGGAAGCATGGGATGCAGGGCGGCATCCTGGTGTTCGACTTCACGGACTATTTCAACTCCGCACCGCAGGAACCGATTCATCGGGAGAACCGGCGCAGGCTCTACGACGAGCGCGTCCGGGAGCGGGCAGAGAGCTTCATGGCGGACTTCGGCGAGCGAGGATTCGGACTGGGCAGCCAGGTGAGCCAGATCGACGCGCTGATGCTGGGAAACGGCCTTGACCATTTCATCAAAGAGCAGCTGCACATCCGGGGCTACGGCCGGTACATGGACGACGGGTATCTCATCTGCGAGGACGTCCGGTATCTGGAGGAATGCGCCGCACGCATCCGGCAATACTGCGCCGGTATCGGGCTGCAGCTGAGCGAGAAGAAAACGCGCATCCTGCCGATCAGGCAGGGCGTGCGGTTTCTGAAAACAAAGTTCAAGCTGACGCAGACCGGCGGCGTCATTCGGAAGGTGCAGCGCAAAAGCACCAGAAAGATGCGGCAGAAGCTGCGGAAGTTCCGGCGGTGGGTAGATGACGGGCGCATGACGGAAGAAGACGTGCGCACGTCGTATGAGAGCTGGAAGGGCCACATGCGACGGGGAAACAGCTGGAAGGTGCTGCGGAAGACGGACAAGCTGTATCGAAAGCTGTTCGGGGAGAAAGGAGACCATCAATGTACGAAATTCGGAAGGACGGGGGCGTGATTGCACTGACGGAAGCCCCTGATTATATCCGCAGGCATCCGGACGGGTTCTGGCTGCTATGCGGAGAGGATGAGGCCGAAGGCGTGGCCGTGGGCGGAACGCCCATGCTGCTGTCGCAGATCATCCTGGTAAAACGTGACACCGGAACATTCCTGCAGGAGAACCAGGCGGCAAGCGCCATCGCATTTGTCACACTGGCTGAGAACGGAAGTATCGACGGCGTGACGGCCGGTGAACACGCGGAGCTGTTCAGCCCATGGAAATACCCGGTGGCCTACACTGTGGGGCAGATCAGGGAGCGCAGCGGCAAGCTCTACAAATGCCTGAAGGCGCACACCTCGCAGGCGGGCTGGAAACCGGAGGACAGCCCGTCGCTGTGGGTGGGCATCTCTGACCCGGCAGAGGAATGGCCGGAGTGGAGCCAGCCGGTGGGCAGCACGGATGCCTACGCCAAGGGCGCAAAAGTGAGCCGCAACGGCAAACACTGGACGAGCGATGTGGACGCGAACACGTGGGAGCCGGGCGTGTATGGATGGACAGAGGTGACGGCATGACGGAGACCATCGTGGTGGCCGTGCTGAGCCTTGCCGGTACGCTCATCGGGACATACCTGGCGAACCGGAAAAGCGCGGCGCTCATTGCATACCGGCTGGAGCAGCTGGAGCAGAAAGTAGCGAAGCACAACGGTTTGGTGGAGCGCACCTACCATCTGGAAGAGGAGGCGGCGGTCTTCGAGGAAAAGCTGAAGGTTGCAAACCATCGCATCGACGATTTGGAGCACGGAACATGAAGCAGCAGAAACGCACCAGTTTAAAGACGACCACAAAGCGGGCGCTTTGGTTCTGCCTGGGAAACGGCGTGGGCTGGGTGTGGTGCAGCTACATCCTGGCATACCTCGGAAAAGAGTCCATCGCCGAGAAGCTGAGCCAGACGGCCGTGACGGAGATCGTCGGCGTTGTCGCTCTGTACTGCCTGAAGAGCCTGTTTGAAAAGCGGAAGGGCTTCGGGGCAGTCGGAAAAAAGGAAGCAGAAGAAACCGATCAAGAAATCTGAAAGGAGATCACCATGAACATTACACCCATCATCGAAACAGTATTCGCGCTCATTGCGGCGGTCATTACCGCCATCGTCATCCCGTACATCCGCTCGAAAACAACAGCGCAGCAGCAGACGGAGATCAACGCCTGGGTGCGCATTGCGGTTAGCGCAGCGGAGCAGATTTATGTCGGCTCCGGGCGCGGCCAGGAGAAGAAGGCATACGTCATCAACTGGCTGGCGGAACACGGCGTCACGCTCGACGAGACGCGCCTGGACGCCATGATCGAAGCGGCAGTATATGACCTCAAAAAAGGGCTGCTTCCGGCAGGAGGTGACGCGCAGTGAGTATCCGCATCGGCCAGGCAAGCCTCGGAGAGACCGGCGGACGCGGGCAGAAGCCTGGCAACCAGACGGGCCGGGAGCTGAACTTCTCGTATTGGTACAACGGAAGCTGGCTGGGGATTCTTCGGTTCAAAGACCCGGCCATGTCGGAGCGGGCGGCGCAGGCCTGCGAAGACGGCGTACGGAACCGGAACATCGGCTATGACATGGACGGGCGCAACACGGCATACGCCGCTGCGGAGGCAGTAGACTTCGCGCTCGGCAAGATCAACAAGCCGGTCGAGACAGACTGCTCGGCATTTATGATGCTGTGCGCGATCTCGGCAGGCGCGACGGAGCTGAAGAAACTCTTCAGGCGCCAGGGCAACAGCTGCACGACTTACTGTATGCTGCACGACTGGCCGACGACCGGACAGTTCGAGATGCTGAGCGGGAAGAAGTTTTTGACGGACGACCGCTGGCTGCGGCGCGGCGACATCCTGGTATCCCAGGGACACACGGTAATGGCATTAGACGACGGAGAAATGGAGGACGAGAACATGGACAAGGATAGATTCGCAGAACTTTTTGGGCAGATGCGCAAAGACCTGCAGGACAACGACTGCAGCCAGTACAGCGAAGAAGCCCGGCAGTGGGCCACGGAAAAGGGCATCGTGCTCGGCGGCGGCACGCTGGAAGACGGCGAGCCGAACTATATGTGGCAGGACATGATGACGCGAGAACAGTTTGTGACGGTACTGTACCGGTTCGCAAAGCTCGCGGGCCTGGCGTGAGACGCACGGGAGGGGCCGGAGACGGCCCTTCCCGAAAACGCTATAAGGAGGCGATACGGTGCCATCCAATATTTTGAGCGCGGACACGGGGTTTCCACAGTTCACGAAAGAAACGTCCGACAAGGACAAGATCGAGCAGATCACGAGCTATCTCTATATGCTGCTGGAGCAGCTGCGGTATTCGTTCTGCAATCTGGACAAAGACAACTTCAATGAGACAGGCTTTGATGAGATCGTGAACATCATCACGGAGCCGGTATATGTGCAGCTAGAAAATGACGAGAAGCAGATTCTTGCGCTGCAGGTCACGGCAGAGGGCCTGGGTGCGAGGCTGGAAGATGCAGAAGGAAACATCACGTCTCTAACTGCGACGGCCAACAGCCTGACGACGCGCATCACGAACGCAGAAGGAGATGTTTCGTCGCTGCAGCAGACGGCGACAGCGCTGCAGAGCAGAATCACGACGCTGGACGGCAGCGTATCGTCTCTGACACAGACGGTCAACAGCATCACGCTGTCGGTCTCCAACGGAGAAAGCAGCAGCACGATTAAGCTCATGCGCGACGGCGTGGTGGTGTCAAGCAAGTCGATCAGCTTCAGCGGCATGGTCACGTTCTCAGACCTGTCCACCGCAGGACAGACAACGATCAACGGCAGCAACATCACGACCGGCACGATCGACGCCATCGACATCTACGGCTGCACCATCGAAGGCAGCACCTTCCGAAGCATCCTGCAGTCGAACGGCATCTGGGGCGGCGAGATCGAGTTCTGCTATATGAACAGCAGCTACACCGCAGGCGGCATCCGGCTGGACGCCAACGGAGCAGGCAGCCAGTATGAAAACCGGTACAGAATGTTCATCTACACGAACTACATTCGCGGCGTGTCGTTTGCCATGAAGCTGCAGTCGGCGGGCGGCATCTCCATCGAGGCGGACGACAATATTTACATCTACGGCAACAGCGGCGTGACGATCTCGTCGGGCGGGAATATCAAATTCTACGGTACGGTCTACATCAACGATTCGCCGCTGAGCACGAGCTGAAAGGAGCACAGCATGAAAACAACACTCATCCGATGCGTCAACGCCTGCATGGCAGTGAACTATCTTTCGCAGATGGAATGGGACTACAAGACGGCCTTCACGCTGGCAAGACTGCGGCGGGCCTTGCAGCCCTCTGTGGACTTCTACATCCGCGAAGAGAATAAGCTGACGCAGGAGTTCGGGCAGCTCGACGAGAAAGGAAACGTTGCCTTCACGGAGCGCGGCACCTTCCTCTTCAAAGACCCGGCAGACGCACCGGAATATAACACGCGACGGTTTGAGCTGGCCAATGTCGAGACGGAGATCGACTGGAAACCGGCGGCGGTTCCGGAGCCGCAGAAGATCAAGCCCATCCATCTGGAAGCGCTGGAGGGGTTCATCCGGTTCGGAGGTGACGGCGCATGATCGGACTGCCGCCAATGGCAAACCAGGACGGTATCCAGAAATACAAGCAGACAAAGTTCGGCGGGTACAACCACACGCTCGGCGCAGACAACGGCGACATCTGGGACATGAAAAATATGACGAGCGACTTCTATCCCCTGCTCGCACCCAGGCGCCCGCGTTGGAAGGTACGCACACTCACAAAACCGAACGGGTTCTACGCGCACGACGGGCTGTACTGGGTGGACGGAACGGGGTTCTACGCAGACGGAACGCTCAAGGGAACTGTCACGAACGGGAGAAAGAAGTTCGCGAGCCTGGGCGCGTACATCATCATCCTGCCGGACAAGAAGTATTATAACCGCCTGGCGGACGAGTTCGGCACGATGGAAGCGAGCTTCACCGGCAGCGCAAAGATTCAGGACGGAACCTACGCAGGCGAGGACGCAAAGGCCAACACGATCTATGCGTCCGGCGCAGCGTGGGATTCTGTCTTCAAGGTTGGAGACGCGGTGACGATCTCCGGCGCAGTGAAGCATGAGAGCAACAACAAAACGCCGATCATCCGGGAAATCGACGGCGACTACCTCCGCTTCTATGAAAACACCTTCACGATCGGAAGCGGCGGGGACAGCGAGACCTTGACCATCAAGAGAACCGTGCCGGATATGGACTTCCTATGTGAGAATGAGAACAGGCTCTGGGGCTGCAAGGAAGACACAATCTACGCCAGCAAACTCGGAGACATCTTCAACTGGAATGTATTTGACGGCGTGGCCACGGACAGCTACAGCGTAAATGTCGGCAGCGCGGGAGACTTCACGGCGTGCTGCAGCTACCTGGGTTATCCATGCTTTTTCAAGGAAGAGCACATCTACAAGGTCTACGGAGACAAGCCGTCGAACTTCCAAGTGATGGGCAGCGCCTCTTTGGGCGTGGAAGCTGGCAGCGATGGGTCCATCGCCATTGCCGGAGAGACGCTTTTCTACCTGGCCCGCACGGGCATTGTCGCCTACTCCGGCGGCATCCCGCAGCAGGTGGGCGCAGCGTTCGGCACGCAGCGGTTCCGGAACGCCGTGGGCGGCAGCGACGGAACGAAGTATTACGTCTCGATGAAGGACACGGCGGGCGCCTGGCATCTTTTTGTGTATGACACATTGCGGGGCCTGTGGCACCGGGAAGATGCGCTGGAGGTTGTCGGCTGGGGTTGGAACGGGGAGCTGTATTTCCTGGCTGCAGACGGAAGGCTTTTGCTGAACGGAAATGCCAGGACGGCGCAAGCCGCGGCGGTTCGGGAGACAGAGGTCTCCTGGATGACGGAGTGGGCGGACTTCTACGAGTACACAACGTATTCCTCAGCGTCGGTGCCGATTCCGCAGAAGAAGGGCATCGGAAAGCTGCTGGTGCGGCTGGAGCTGGACGAAGGGGCCAGCGTGAAGATCGAGATGCAGTTCGACTCAGACGGCGTTTGGCGCGAGGTGAAGACGCTGCAGGCAGAAAAGAAACGCAGCTTCTATCTGCCGATCGTGCCGCGCCGGTGCGATCACTTCCGCATCCGGATGACGGGCAGCGGCGGGTGCAGACTGTATTCGCTGGTGCGCGAGGTCTACACAGGAAGCGAACTGTAACCATGAAAGGAGACGACAATGGCACAGAGATTTACATACGACGAGTTTCAGCGGGAGCTGACGAACTCCGGACTCGGCAGCGAGTTCTCGTCGGCCGATCTGAAGCTGGCACAGCAGAATCCGGATGCGGGAATGAGCATCCTGAAATACAAGCGCGACTACCACAACGCCACGACGCCGGAGCAGCGGGCACTGGCAAACCTAGGCGCGGAAGGCATCCGCAGCAGCTACGGAAACTACACGGGCGGCGGAGCGGGTTCACAGTTCTACCTCGACCCACTTTCCCCGAACAGCTTCCAGCAGGATGCAAAGCCGACGTACTCTTCGAACCGAACGGGGCTTGTGGACGATCTTCTGAACAAGCAGCTGAACTATGGCGACTATTCTTATGACGTCGCACAGCCGGAATACACGAACCGGTATGACGAGACCATCCAGGATTTGCTGAAGCAGATTTTGAACCGAGAAGCGTTCAGCTATGACCCGGAGCGCGACCAGCTCTACAGCCAGTACCGCAAGCAGTACACCCGCGAAGGAGACCGTGCACAGCAGAACGCCATCGGCGCAGCGGCAGCAGCGTCCGGCGGCATCCCATCGAGCTATGCGGCGACGGCAGCGGCGCAGGCCGGAGACTACTATGCGGCGCAGATGACAGACAAGATTCCGGAGCTTTATCAGTTGGCCTACAACAAGTACATGAACGACTACAACATGAAGCTCAGCGATCTGGGCGCCGTGCAGGGCGCAGAGCAGTCGGACTATGACAAGTATCTCAACGAGCTGCAGCAGTACAACACGAACCGGAACTTCGATTACCAGACATGGACAGATGCTTACAGCCGGATTGCAAACGACGTGCAGACGGCGAGCGCACTGGAGCAGCTGGACTACACGAAGTATCTGAACGAGCTGAACCAGTACAACACAGACCGCAGTTTCAGCTACCAGAACCTGCTTGACGAGATCAACCAGCAGACGGGACTTCGCGGCGAGGCACTGGAGAAGGCACAGCTGGCTGCACAGTACGGCGACTATTCGTATCTCCGGAAGCTGGGCATCGACACATCTGCATACGAGGCAGCGCTGGCGGCCAAGGGCGCTAGAAGCAGTGGCGGCGGTTCCGGCTCCGGAAGCGCTGGAGGCTCGAAGATCAACGGCGGCGGCAGCTACAGCGGCAACGTGGCCATGGCGAGAGATTCGTATAACGGCGTACAGCGGACGATCTCGACACTGCTCGGCCAGGGCAACTATGACAGGGCCTATGATGTGGCCGTCGGCGCACGCGGGCAGATGTCGAAGCAGCAGTGGTCTGACGTGGCGAAACGGATTTACGAGGTGAGCGGAATCAAGATCGACGACTCCGTGAAGTACAAGTAAGGAGGAAAGTATGAGCGTTATTTCCAAGAAATCTTTCCTGAACAAAGCGGACAAGCAGCAGAGCAACTGGGAACAGACCACCGGCCAGGAGGCCGGTGGCGTCCTCAATAAGCAGGACTTCATCCGCCAGGCGCAGAGCGCCGCACAGCAGCGCCGCCAGGCGCAGGAGCAGAAGGCCCCTCAGAGCGAGAGAAGCGGATTCGACCGGACGGCAACGCCTGCCAGCATTGCAGGACTCGGCGCACCGGCCCCAACTTCTCAGCGGCAGAAGGAACGATACAACCAGGAGATCGGCCAGTATGGCGTGGGCAACATCGACCTTTACAACCGGCCGCAGTATCGGAACGCCGACGGCAGCATCTCGACCGTGGACAGCACGAGCTTCAACATTCAGGGCAAGGAGGTGTTGCTTCCGTCGGTCTGGATGAAAGACGGGAAGGCATACCGCAGCAGCGACGGAGACGAAATTCTGCAGCACTTCTACGACACCGGGGAGTTCCTGGGTGTATTCGACACAGTGGATGCTGCGAACAGCTACGCAGAAAAGCTGCATGATGCGCAGGATTATTACTACACCACGCAGCGCGAGAAGGCGCTGGACGAAGCGGTGGCGCACGATCAGCTGCAGGGCATGAAGCGGACGCTCGCCATCTTGGAGAGCCAGAAGAAGCAGGAGCAGGCGCAGCAGCCCAGTATTCTTTCCATGCTGGGCAAAGCCAGCGATTCGACGCTGCCAACCTTCCAGGCGGAGTCTGCGCAGAGCGAAACAGACCGGCGCATCCAGGAGCTGCAGGACGAGATCGACCGCCAGGAGAACGAGAGCCAGATGCAGGGCACGAAGCGGCCGGAGACGTACACCGCGAAAAATGTGGGACGGTATAAAGAC